CCGTGATCGGAATGTATGCGGGATTGTTGACATTTCCCTCAAACTTTGCAATGTCCTGCTGCAGGTAAGCATCTGCCTGCGCCTGTGTGATCGTCATGCCACTATGTACGCCAGCCGTGTGACCGTACCCGATGGTCCATACACCGGCGGCACACCGGGATGCTGCCAGCCTGCATCCCTCATACTGCTTGATAAGGGCAAGTCCTGCCTGTCCAATTCTTTTGTTCGCCATAAATTATCCCTCCACTTCCGGAATTCCTGCAACAGACGTGAGCAGCGACACAACCCCCGCCACAATCGCGGATGATACTACCATCTTCCAATCTACTGCCGAGATTACTGCTCCGGTACCGATTACTGCAACCGCAGTCTGCGCCATCGTCTTAAGCGCCCTGATGCCCGCGGCTTTCGCCCATTTCTGCGTGTCTACTGATACTCTGAGTACACAATTTTTCAACATACTACTTTCCCTCCTCTAAGTCCGCAATGCGGTGATTGATAACTTTTACCTGCTCCTCGATGACCGGCACACGCTGCGCGAAGTTGTTGTGCATCCTTACCTCTCTGGTAAGCTCGTCCAACTTGCAGTCCGTAACCGCCTGCGCCATCTCAAGTTTGTGATCCGTCTTTTTCTGACCACTGCTGACCGTCATTACCGTACCGATCAGCGTCAGTCCGCCTGTAATAAGTGCTGTGATGATTGATTCCATATCCTTATCCTCTCTTTCCTTATAATAAGTATAAAACACTGCTTATGCAGGTTTGTGCCAACTGAATAGCGCCGGACGCTCGATCACAAAGATCAATTGTTCGGTGCTATGACTATGGTTCTGTTACTGTTTTGCTTCTGCAATTTCCTGCAGCCGGCTCTCGATTTGTGTTAAAGCCGCATCTAACTTCTCCCAGTTCTCATTCTGCGCTACAACATCATAAAATTCATGTTCCTCCGGTACGTTAAAGCCATAATTCTCCGTCTGTTTCATGATTCTCCTCCTACATCATAGTTGTATCTTCCTCGGCACTTTTCTTCGCCGGTTCCTCATATGTCTCCCCGGTGATCTCCTCATATTCCCCGGCTGTGATCCACTTTCCTACCGCATTGTACACACGGGTTTTGCTCCAAAGTTTCTTGTCATAATATCCTTTTACCTTTTCATAATGTTTACTCATCCAATGTCACCTCCATCTGCATAGCCAGATAATCCATATCGGCAGCAAGCTTCTGAATATCGGTTGTATTTCCATCAACCGTCTTATTTGTCGCGGTAACTGTTTCCGCCATCTCCGATGCGGTTGCCGATGCCTCCGCAAGTTTTGATGCCAGATCCGTGACGCGCTGCGAATAGTCGTCACTTTCTCTTCCGAGAACTACCGTCGCATGATTATCCTCAAGCACCACACGTTCAAGCACCACATACTCAGTGATAATGCTGGTCCGCTCATCATGATCATAAATCTCCAGCCGTGCCAGATCATTTTTGACCGAAAAAATATCCTGCAAAGATTCGCAGGACTGGTTTTCAAATACAATATTCAATTTTCCGTTCTCATGGTTTGCACTTACAATTTCGTAAGTACCTTTTGCTGTTTTAAGTTTCATAATATTTTCACTCTCCTTATTTATTATCCTACAGCTTCAATACCCTCTTCTAACACATATGGAAACGACATAGAAAACCTTAATCGATTTTCAGTTGATGAATCGATTCTCTTTGGTGAATAAATCTGACATATTCCGTTATCCTGTACTGCAACAAACACCACGTATGAATCATTGTTGGATGTAATAACAGCTCCTGCGGTATGTGATATAGTATATGGCTTATATTTTACCGAAAAAAGATTTGTTGGTGTCACCGCAGCAATGTTTTTTACCTTAAATTGTAATGACATATAACAAATTCCATCTTTTATCAGTAGCGCACCATCTTCATAAGAACACACACTACTTATCAATGTCAAAAAAGAAGCTGACGACACCGTTTTTCCGTCTGCTATTTGTGCCCTCAGTTCCGTCTCTGAATTTTTTCTTTTTTCTTCCTCGTCTTTTAATAGTTGTTTTGTGTCGCTGATTTCCTGTGCATAGCTCTTAATCTGATCTCCCAACGATCCCTTAACATTCGGATTCGCCTGTCTGGCATCCAGTGCATATCCCGCTTCTGTGACTGTGTTCGTGTTCTGCACCGCAGTTTTGAGCAGCCGCTTGTCAATCTCGCTCTCCGCCGTCTGGAAATTCTCATTGACCACCGCCAGATCCGCAGTGTCTTTTCTCTCAAACAGCTTGAATTTGAATAAATCCGTAAGTTTCATCTCATACCTTCTTTCTGATTCCTATATCCGCAACCTCTTCCACTGTGAAGCGTGCCAGATCATCCACTGTATACGCCGCTATATTCTCTACCGCAGCACTTAAATTCCGGGGAATGCTCAAATTCCGCAATTCCCAATGTGTAAATTGCGCCAGAATAATATGTGGATATGGTTTAAGCGTCTGGTACTGATTGTACAGTAAAGAAAGATTCAACTGTAAGTTGCATGGAACTATCTCTTCCAGCATTTCCGCGACCACATCATACTGATTCTTCTGCGCAAGTCCCACCTTAACCGTTACGGTCTGGCCGGCAATGTCCAGATCCAGCGTATATTCAGCTCCGCATAGTTCCTTTAGCTTCTGATCGAGGAAAGCATAATTGTACGGCAGACACACATTCCACTTTGTAATGCATCTGAAAATCCGGTCTTCCAACGTATCATCTGCCTTGGGCTGGATTCCCATGAGTTGCTCGTACCGAACAATGCCCTCCTCATCGCAGGTCACGATATAGCGGTTGGCAATGATCCTGTTATGTTCCGCCTCAATTATCTGGAACTCCGGTGTTTCCGCATCCATAGGTGCGGCAAGTTCCTTATACGCCTGCAAATACAAAGGGAGCAGTTCCTTAAGATTGATATAACGATCAGCCATAAGTAACCACCCCCAGCACCGGGATCTCATATTCTGTTAATTCGACGTTTCCCCCGCCGTTAAGCGTTGTACCGGTCACATCCACCACACCCTTCACGCCCATGATCGCTGCATCAATAGACGCAATCCGCACAACCAGTTTCGACTGATTTTCCCAGTTCTTTCTAAGTCCGGCAAAATACTCCTCTATGGCTGTCTCGATCTGGGTCTTGCAGGTATTAAGGTCATACCCGTTATCATAGGTTATCGTCGCCGCAATATTAACAGTGACTTCGGATGCGGTGTCAACTGTCACCGCGTGCCCGATCGGTGCAAGGCCATCGCCATGCCCGTCTTTATTCGGGTCAAATTCTTTCTGCACCGTCTGAATCAATACATCCGTTGCCTTTCCGAAAACACTGTCTAAAATCACAAGCTTGACCGTTCCCGGACCATTCCATGCCCGGATCACTTTAACAGCGCCAACTCCTGCTATTCCCAGTGTTTTGTCATGATAGTCCTTTGCATTCCCGGCAAAAGCCCGTTCATTGAAAGATTCCTGATACCGCAATCTAAGAGTTTCGGTATCCTCGTCGTCCTCTCCGTAGATCAACACACGCGTAAGTTTTGCCGTCGTGAGGCCCATCACATACTCCACCGGGATAACATCCCCCAGGTATTCGTTCCCGGCTGCCCCCGGCTGCTCACAGGTTACCTGTCCGCTTGCAGTTACCTTATAAAAGTGATCCCCACCGGTAAACCGTGTTCCGACCGGTACCTCCACATCCGTCTCTAATTCCAGTACCGAATAAGTAGCTGTCTTGGGTGTGATACCCCTATCCGCACATAACCGGATCAGGTACTCCCGCGATGCTGTATCGCCGAATGTCTCCGCCAGCATGCAATCAAATCCAACATACAATGATGCCAATTCGACCGCCGCCGGTGCAAGCGCCATATATACAGGACTGCTTTCTCTCTTATCCAGCGTATCCGGAATGCGCTCAAGCATCCTCTGCATAATTGCATCAAACGTCTGCTCCTCGTACACTTATACATCCACCTCCTTCTGTGCTGGAACGCTTCCAAATTTCGTATGTGCAACGAACGTAACCAGCAATTTTCTTCCCTTTTTCTCAAACTCAAAACTGTCGCATGAATCAATCCTGTCATCCTGCACCAGAGCCTCCGTGATGCGCCGCTCTACCTCCGGCATAACATAATCGATTGGTTTTCCGAACAGATCCTTAAGTTCCACACCATAGTCCCACGAAAAAATAATATACTGATACCGCTCGGTATTCAGAATGTTATAGATCGCCTGCTTAATAGCTTCAACATCATCGCACTGCCCTATGATCCGTTCACTTTCCACGATCATTCTCGGACAGAGGGACGGCTGTTCTACCACTTCGACGTTTTTCAACTGGTTTGATACCGGTATCATGCTTACACCACCTTCCCGATTACAAGATATTTCTGCCCGCCCTGCTGCCGGACCACCTGCACGCTGTCACCAATACTCAGACCGCTATGTACCGTCACCGTTAATTCGCCGCCATATTCATGGTTATGCTCCGGCGTACCGCCGTCCTCGGTATGCGTCGGCTTTACTGTCACCTTGATTTCACGTTCTTTCAAATGTTCCGGCAGAATCAGCATGCTTCCGCTGATCTCAAACCTCTGTTCGATTTTGATTTTTAAAGGGCTGGAAGATGTTACCGTCCCGGACATCACCGTAGCCGGATACCCGGCATCATTCGCATTCGTCGATACCTGCTGCACCGCCCGGACAAAATCATTTGCGTCATGCACTAAAATCACCTCCCGATACTGTCAAATCCATTGTGTGTTTGCTCTCGCCGTACTTGTGAACGCATTTTTCCACCAACATGAGATTCTGAAGCTTCACGTCACCGAGATCAAGCTGCACCACGACGAGCGATCCACCGCGCACACGTGAGTCTCCGGCGGCATCCTTGACTGTCAGCGTCCGCGTCTCCTTATTGTAAATCTGTAATAACGCGTCCGCCTTTGCCTGCCCGTTTTCTCCCTTTTGTAGCGCATCAAAATACTGTAAAATCCCCCACCTGTTGATATTGGATGAATCCTGTGCGATATAAACCTCCCGCTTCCCGGCATCCTCATTGTCATAAACCAGTTTGATCCGGTTATAGGTATTTTCATCGATGGAAGACTCATAGTCATAATTCTGGCCAGTTTCTGCATCGATCATGATCGGCACATACATATCGCCGAGGAAAGACAAATTCAGCTTGCCAAAGTCGTCGTGCAGGATGTACAGATCCCCCGTATTCTGCAACGTCTGATCCAGGGCATTACTGATCATATCAAGCAGCGACACATTATCTTCCACCCGCGACGCGATCACCCACACCGTATTGGCAAGTGTACCGATGTTAAATCCATACTTCTCACCGATCAGCGCCACCACACCATCCGCCGTCTTATTCTCATATACGAGCGTATCCTTATTCTTCAGATACCGGATCTGATCATATGCCGTAATCGTCACAATATTGCTGCGGTCACGTTTCATGCGAAAAATGAATCCATAGAACACTTCTTTTCCATCTGCATCCTTGAATCGAACCGGATCACCATTTCCAATATTGATTCCAGTGTCCACAAAGCTGAATTCGAGCACTCCGGGGCTGATCTGCCGCTCCGTCGTAACCTTCACTTCTTCTTTCACAGGCGGCATATACGCCGTGCTATCATGCTGTATCAATAACTCGTACATATGTCCCTCCTACGCCGCCGGAATGGCAAGTACCTGCCCCGGATAGATCAGATTCGGATTCCCGCCGATCACCGACTTATTGGCATTGTAAATCGTTCCCCACTTGCTTCCGTTCCCATAATACTGCTTTGCAATCTTCCACAGGCAATCCCCCTTTTTCACTGTGTAAGACCCGCCGGACGGCGCGTTGGATGATGCCGCTCTTGCTGCCTGCATTGCAGCTCTCGGCTTCGGAAGCGAAATGTCAATCGTACACGCCTTGGTTGTGAATTCCCGGTACTGCCGGAGCTTTACTTTTACCGTTACGTCCAGCCCTTCCCCCGCATCCTCCACGATGTCGTAACTTTCAATCGATACCTTCATGCTGGTATCAAACAGACGCTGATTTGTTCCATCCGTTCGCGTGACCACATACTGAAATGCACTCTTGGCGCTCATCAGCGCTTCCAGCTTGTCCAGATAGTATTTTGCCGGGCGAAATCCGTTCGGATACACCGCAAACGGGTACTGCACCGCCGGAAGCAGCAGCTCAAAATCCACGTCCGTCAGCCCGGGGCTTTTTAAAATATTGGCTTCCCCCTCATTGATCAGTGTGACCGTTTCATTTTTGCCGTTGATTTTCATGGTGATCTTGGACGGCGTAACGGGATATAAAATGCCATCCATATACAATCTGTATGCCACGGTCATTCCTCCTTTCCTATTAAGAATAATATATAAAAAGAGAGCCTGTTTCCAAGCTCTCTTTTTAGCACTATATTCTTATACATTTCATCTTTTTGCTTTGGCTGCTTTTTGCCCCTGTGCGTATCCAAAGCAAAAGGCATTATTGATTGCTTCATATATATTTGCGCTTGCATTACTGATATGTACAATATTAGATGCAAATATTGTGTAATTTTTATCAATTTTACATCTCGTATCGCTTACCACTTTCATAGTATCTTTTATTCTTGCCATATCTTAAGCCACCTCCCCGTACACTACCCGGCACTTATTCACATTGCCGTTTGCAAGTTCCAGTTCGATGACTGTCGGATAACCGTTCTCCTGCAACCATTCCACTACTTTCTGGAAAACGCTGTCCTTATACTGAACCGTAACACCGTCGTGCCCGTTCCGGCTGTATGCCGTCCTCACGACTTCATCCGTGAAGATGTCAAGCTTCTGGATGATCGCGCTCACCGCCTTGTCATGCGGTCTGCCGGATTCCGAATAGATGCCGATTTCTTTGGCGATACTGGTGCAGTCCCACAGCTTCGGCGTATCAGAGATTAACGGGGCGTTGACCGGATAACCAGAATCAGAATAGATTCTTACCACTTCGGCAGCTATGTACTTGGAATCCACTCCGGCATCATGCAGGGCTTCCTTGATGTTCTTCACCATCATGTTCACGGATGGAAGTTTCTCTTTCTTGGGACTCTGCACCTTTTTGCTTGTCTTGCCTGCTTTGAACTTCTTCTCCACCTGAATGAAATACCTGCGCACCTGCTTACCTTTTTCGTTACGCTCAAGCATTGCCATTTCCTTGGCGGTATCAAGTTTGAGAATGTATTCTTTTATACGTCCACCGTTTTCTAAATTTTTAGAAAACGCCTCATAGTCCTCATATTCAACAGCTTCGCAGTCATTCAAGCGGTTTTTAATCCAATCTGCAAATTTGCTCTTTACTCCAAGAACTTCATGAAGTTCCGAACCATACACTACTTTTTCCCCGGTGCTTGTCTCATATACCGGTACTAACTCATTTTCAATTACTGTTAAATCATTCATTGCTAACTATTTCCTTTCTTCAAAAATTGACTTTTCCACGGAAATAAGCTACAATGCACATAGAAATAGTGCTTGCACTTATTTCCAGTTACGAGAGTAAACACGTCAGTCGCCAAACTTACCGTGTTTGCTCTTTTTTTGTTTCTAAATCCCTTTTCACGCAACCAGTAATATAATCTTTCAGCGTAATGCCATTCGTAAAACAAAAGATTTTTAACTGTTTGTGAAACTCTTCATCGAGTTCAACTATTACTCTTTTCACTTTCTCTCACCTCCTGCATGTTTATTCTATATCAGGATTATTATTCTGTCAATATATTTATATCCTATTTTGTAATTTTAATTGTATTTATGTGTTTTTATGCTATAATAAAATTAGAAAGGGGGCACACTCAATGGGCACAGCATTTTCAGAACATATGAAAGAATTACGAAATAACATGCATATGAATCAGGCTGAATTTTCAAAATTAATAGGAACCAATCAATCAACCCTGTCTGCATATGAAAATGGAGATCGATTTCCACCTTACGAGATGCTTATTTGTATCTCTCAACAATGTCACATCTCTATAGATTGGTTATGTGGATTAAGCAATCAAAAAAATGGAAACGGTCAATATACCACATATTATGATGTATTAAGCATATTTGTAAAATTATGTTCTACAAAATATGATGACGGGGAGCACAACTTGGTAACACCGTCTATTATAAATTCGTCTTCTAACATCCACTTTATTGTCAGAGATGATCTTGTTTTCAATTCATTTTTTGAAAATTGGCAAAAAATGTATACTCTTCTTCAAGATAGCGTAATCAACACCAACATATACAACCAATGGCTTGAAGGTGAATTATCCAAATATAAAACACACCCTATAAACGGAATACCATTTTGATAAGAATCCCCCCCCTCCCTTTTTTTAAGGGGGGGTTCTTTTTTTTTTTTC